ATCATATCTTGTGCTTTTTTAGCAGCCATAAACTCAATGTACTCTTTCTGCTTTGCAGGATCGTATTCGTCAAACTCAGGGACTGCTTCTGGTTCCTCTTTAGGTTCCATAGAATCCTTTAGTTCTTCGACCATCTTGCGAAGATCTCCAAGTTCATTGGTTTGTCTGCCATTTAGGCTTTGTAGGTTAGAATAAGACTTATCCCTTTCTTCAGCAAACTTCAAAAGCTCGTCCACAGAGTCAAAGCTCTGATCTCCTATTTGTAGCTTAAGTTCTTCTGTTTCTGGGGTCTCGGTTGATTCTGCTTCAACCTCTGTCTCGTCATTGGTCGGGGATTCTTCTACTTCAGAGTCGCTATACTCTTCACCAGACATTTCCTTTTCCTCATCAATATATTGAAACTTCGATTCACTCATTATTGCATTACTCCTTCTCCACCTTGTGGTGGGGGTTTTTGTTGTTGTTGTTGTAACTGGACTTGAGCTTGGCGTTCTTGCTCAAATTTCTCCAGTATCTCATCGGATGCTTCCATGTCGGATAGTTCAACGAAAAGTGGGAATAAACTAGCGTACCCATTTCGTACTAATTCGCCAACTTGGTTAGCCATTAACGCTCTCATCGTTGGAGTATTTTGACCCTGGTCTAAGACCACATCAAACTCCATTGTTGAGAAGTTGTCCAAAAATTTGCTGATGATCTGATTGACTTCTGCCTGTTCTTCAGGTTCCACCTTATCAAATTCAGCTCCAATAATTCTTTGTATCTTATCAACAGAATAATACTGCTGCATATTAGACACTGCCATTTCTAGTGTATTCTTCTTACAAGTGTCTAAGTTCTCCATCTGCTCCATTAAGGTATTCATACCTTGACGAATCCTAGTCTGTACAGCAAGTCCTGACTCTGTAGAAGAGGTGGCCCTACCCATCATTGGGTCTGTAGCACCACTGATCTCTTTTGCATCAAAGTCACTTCTCTGTTCAAACGAAGCAATCGTTGGTACAAGTGCTGTATGCTGATTAGACCATTGACTCATAAAATCAGATATTCTGCCCTTAAATCCAGGTATGCCTATCCATTCTCCATTTGCTGAAGCTCTATTCATCTGGTCTGCAGTAACCTTGTTTCCTGTAAAGATACCACCACCCTTTGGAGAGCGATTAATAATATCTAAGGCTTGTGACCTACGCTTATTCTTCTCTCTTTGAGGGTCTTTTAAATTCTCTACCAATCCAAATGTTTCTACATTATCACCATAATCTTCAAAGGTATAGAAGAATGGTATTAATGGAAACTGATTATGTCTATATGGATTTGGTGTTTTTTCCTGTAAGACCCTTGCACCTGCAAATACAGTTACATAGGTCTTAGGAACGCTTTTAGAAACCACATTTAACTCTACAGGAGCAACTTCCATCTCAGGTCTTTCCATAATACTTCTAATCGCTTCATTGGCTTTACGCTTGGTCTTGAAACCTTCCTGAGAAAACCGTCCTGTTTGTGGATTAACTAAGTAAAATTCTTTTTCGTACTCTCTTTCCCATAACTCAATAATTCTTATCTTCTTACGATGTGCATCCATGTTATAGGCTTCCATGCTTTTAAAACCGTAGTTAGGATCTACATTCTTATATTTGTCGCCTAACTGTATGCCCGTTAAAGATTCTTCACCAATTAAAGACTCTTGTATATCTTCAGCGTTTTTAACATCCCTCAGTGCATCTGGAAACATATCCTTTGCTTTAGAGATAGATAATAGTTTAGTACGAGCTAATCTACCCCACTGTGAACAATCAGGAGTAGTAGCCTCTGGATCCATTAATACATTAGCCCACGACTCTCTTCTGATATTTATCTTACTATCAAAGTATTCGCCTGGTTCTACTGATAGGTCTACCCATCCTCTACCTGTAATTACACCGTCCTTAAAAACACGACTAAATACATTATGTAAAGACTGGCTTTTATCTAAATGATATAAAAGCGAAGTAATTAACTTAGCTTCATTATCATCGTTCATTTCCACGGGTCTGGCACGGTATGATGTTCTGCCTTGCCTTTCAATACCAGTCACTAGGTTCACTTTTGGAAGGATGATGTTGAGCTGAAGGGGAGGACGTCCCTCTGCTCTTAGCTTTGATATATCAGCATTATCCCATTGTCCAGTTCCGTACCCACCCGTATAAAAATACATAGATTCTCTTGCAGATTGCATAAATGTCCTATTACTGCTCTGCATTGCTTGAAATACTTCGTGTAAATATGATAAATCGCTCATGTACCCATCCAACTTGTTGTGCGTTTAAAGAAACTCGGTGTTTTGTACGAGCTTCTGCGTTTCGGTTTATTTGAACCTTCTACCGCATGAACTAAATATCTAACGCAGTCCATAGCGTGGTCATTCTTTTTCACAGGCTCTTCTGGTGCGCTTTTCTCGCTATGCCCATGTTTTAATTCTTTCCATTTGTAATCCATGATCTCGTCTAAGAGAAATCCCATATTCCTAACATCAAAGAACTTTAATTGACAGTGACCGTTCTTATCAGTCGTTAAATAGCGTGCTACCCTGTCAAATCCTGCTCTTTTATCGTTATTAGCTCTCTCCCACTCAATGCCATACTCTTCCCACTCATCGGCAATAGAGTAACCGTCCCTCTCTGTTCTATTGATAGACGGGTCGGCAATAAACTCATAGTCCATACCAGTCTCTAACCTATCTTCTACCATCGGTACTATCTCATCTATCCTCATCTCATCACCATAAACAATGTCATAAACAAAGATATTCTTCTCGTCATCTACCGCTGCAAATAAAATGCAGGTCGGATTTTTATAACCATAGTCGTAAACCACATATCTATTCCACCACTTGGGCATTTCAAAGGGTTTTATCACATGAACCTTTTCGTCAAACATCGGATAAACCAAACCTGCAAAATCGTCCCAACTGCAATATACATAGCGATTCACCCACATTGGAGGCATGGAGAGTAAATGTTTGATGTAGTCTGCAGGGAGGTGTGGGTTATCGCTATAAACTCGTACTTCTTCATCTGTCTCAGGAGCAGGGACATCTGGTGTCCAAGTCCTGGTTTCAATTAATCTATAGTCCCCTTTTGTAACATTCTGTTTTTCTTTATGTTGTTTAAACTTTTTCCATACCCAATCATGTCCTGCAGGGTTACAAGTATGAAAACTGCAACGCATTACACCCTTCTTTCTTAATTGACCTGCTGCAGCAATAAATGTACTCTCTGAAACCTCTTCTAACTGGTCAAAGGCATACCAACCTAGATTCATCGATTTAATACGCTGTATCGAGTCCCTAGAGTCGTCTAAGGCCATATATACAATCCTAGACCCATTCTTAAAGATAATTTCTCTATCTTGAGACCTGTGCTTGGAAACAAAACCACCTGCTAAGTCCAGAAGTTGAATTAGTGTTGATTTCTTGAACGCATCGAGTACCTTACGTCCCATTAGTCCTAAGTTATTCTCGTAAGCTGCACTTTGTTGGATAGCTTCCATGCACATGGCCTCGGTCTTTCCTGTTCCTAAACTGCCTGCAAGCAAGTGATGCTTGCTCCAACCTGTATATAAATGATATTCCTGCTGATGAGGTAACGGATCGGTCGGAGTTCCATCAGGAAACTTATAGGTTACTAAGATGTCATCATTCATGCTGTGTTCTTGTATAACTCTTTCCAGTTTATTGGCAAACTACCGTCCGTTTCTAATTGAAATATTTTAATTGCCACATCGACAATTTCTTTAGATTCTACTTTATCCAATCCGTATAACTCTCGCAATATGTCAAGTAAGAAGTCTCTAGGTGACAAATATTGTATATTTCCTTCATTATCAACTGCATAAGGATAATACCTCATTTGACATTCTTGATCATTTTAGCACGGTCTTTTGGAGTAATTCCTGCGACCATGACATTTACTTGCGTGTTATTGTTTTGCATTCTGTCTCTATATTTGTGGGGGTCTAGGGCCTTTAACTGAAAGATACGCTCTGCAGTATTCTTCCCCTCAGAAGCCTGCTCATACGATAACTTTTCAAGACCATCTAGTCTTTCTTGATTAAATGATTTGCGAAGGACATCAACAGCTTGTGCAAACTGGGGGTCGTTCTTCATCGCATACTGGATACTACCATAGTAATACCCCATCTTATTTGCCGCTATCGAAGGAAATCCGTGACACTCTACCATTGTCTTTAAAAAGGCATCTTTCTTATCTTCGGTAAAGCGTACCTTTTTACCTGTGTCGATCTGTAGAGTGTTTAAGAAATTGGCATAGTATTCGTTGTCGTGAAGGTTTTTGACCGCCTTTTTGACAGCCGACTTCTCCATTTCCTTTGTTGATTTTTTTCTGTGTGCGTCCTTCAAATTGGTGTAAATATATATTACAAATATAATTACATAAAAGTTATAATTCTTGTTATTGCGACATTTACAAAAGCGATGTTTTGCTGAGAAATATGTACGGGTGATAACATATATACCCCTCGCCTCGCAGATTGTCGGGTATGGGGGGGGTGGTGTCCCTCGATAAAGGCGCCGCCCCACCTCGCAACACCTTATAATTATTTAAATCAATTCTATTCATGCCGTCCCTGTTATATCTATTTATTACTGCATTTACAAGCGATCATATCATATAATACTTTATAGTTTATCCCCTCGGCTTGTTACATACTATTACATATCATTACAAATATTTCATTGTGAGGCTTACTTTTGTTAGTAAGTTAAAGCAGTCAAATAATCACAAACATATAACGCTTGAGGAGGCAAATATGAAACATAGCAAGAAAATAGAACAACTTGCATACGCTAAGAGAAACTTAGTTGTAGAGTATGAAGCATTAATAAATAAGCATGATAATTATAAAGATATAGCGCAACGAAATACCATACTTGAGGAGGCTTTGTTGGTGTCTATTCATGCAATAGAAGAAGTAATGAAAGCATTAGAAGAAGAAAACAACTTTCTTGCAACTCTTTTTAAGGGGGAAAAGTAGGATGAGGGATATAAAAAAACTTATTCTTAAGGGATTAGGCAAAGCAAAAGTCAAATCCATATTAAAAAACTATCTCTATAATTCATTGCTAGAGCATAAAAGCCTAATAATAGAACCATATCACATAATAAATACTGATGAACTACCCTTTATTGATGAAGAAATAGACTTTGAATTTGGAGATTTAACAGACTTTTTAACCAACGGAGACAACTAGAAATGAGAAAACCTACAATATATGAAATAAAGAGATTAACCAAAGAAAAAGCTCCTTATTTCTTCAGTAAAGACACTATGCAATTTTTTAATCAAACCTTAAAAGATTTCAAAGTGGAGAGTATGAAAGATGGCAGATTTAAAATATCTGCTGATAGTTTCGGAGAAAATGAGACAATCAGATTCTTTAATCCAAAAACAAATGATTTAGAAATAAAATAGAGGAGATTAACAACAATGAAGAAAACAAAAAAACACGCATTTAATAAAGATGTTTACTTACTAGGTAAAGATGAGGAAGGGATTTATTATTGGTTAGAAGAGCCTAAATTTTCATGTGGTTGGTATTGGGGTTTTGGATATATCGAAACCTATACAAATAACAAACAACCTCAATTAGCTAGAGACATTAACTCACATGAACACGCTACAAATTTTATGAGTGAGTTTTTTACTGAATGGAATGGCTCAGAACCTAGATTAAAAGAAACAACATTTTCAGAATCTGAGGGTTGGGAACTTTGCGAACTACTGAAGAGGTTTTATATATTAAATGAAACTGCTCAGATGTATTCAAGGGGTGGCGCTCATGTATCAAGTAGCGCTTTAGAATCTATTAGATATAATAGAGAGCATGATAAAGAAGAAGCCGAGCATATAAACAAGCGCTTAATCCCAAAGGTTACAGATAGGATACTTGAAATATTATCACCAATAGATCAAAAACAACAAGGAGCGTAACCAATGAATAACGAATTAAACCTAGATAATAAAACTATTAATCAGTTAAAGATTAAAATATTAGAAATAGTTAAAAAAGAAGGTGGAATTAAAACTTTTGATGAGACATGGTATGATATTGAAATAGATAAAACTATATATGATGTAAATATTATAAATGGCAAAGAATATGAGTTTAGTAAACACCATTCAGTATATGCAGATATATATAATACCTATACAGACCATGAAGGCTATTTACATACTGATACTTCAAAACTCACACACCTATCAAATATTACCCACCCAAACAAAGTAATTCTTACGGGTAACATGGTAGAAATAGACATAAGCAAGGAGCGTAAACAATGAATAAATATTTAATAATTAGAGATGATTCTCAAGGGAGATTTACAACTATTGGAACTTTTGAGTCTGTGCATACAGATAACAGATTAATTCATATTGAATTATATGCTTATATGAAATATTTGTATCAAAATAATGTAGATAGTTTTTATAATTATTTTCTATATGGCTTTACAATAGAAGAGGTTTCTAAGTGGGATAATTACAAGAATGTAGCAATAAATAAAAATTCTACAGATTATGAAAGTAATGGAGTAATGAAAAATAGAACAATAATAGAAATTCACGAATTTTATTTTGAATTAGAACCTTTATCAAAATATCAAAGTATTAATGAAATAATAAAGCAAGAAGAGGCTCAATAATGCAGCTAGAAATCATTTTAATCTGTGGACTAATACTAAGTCTACAACAACTAAGGATCATTGATTTAAAAGAAGATCTAAACCAATGGAGAGAAACTAGTTTATTAAACCAAAGAGAGAGGCAAGTAAAATGAAATGTAATGAATGTAAGGTCAAAGCACCAACAAATGATGTTTGTCACAAAACATATTTAATTAAACAATTCAAGAATATTTTTTTGTGTAATCATTGTACAACAAAAACTCATTCCTGGATAACATATAGAAATCAAATTCTTGGAGGCAAATAACATGAGCAAAATACCATTAAATACTAGACCAAGTGATTATAAATACGAAATAGTTGTTATTTCGCATGAAATCTGTTTAATCGATTTAGGATATTACAATTTCAAATGGGATTGTTACGAAGATTTTATCGAAGAAGTAAATAAGATATATAATTTATTTGTGGAATGGGATTGTAAAACAATGATGGATACTTCTTGGTTAGATGCTTTTCATTATTATTACAAAAATGTTTATAAAAAGAAAGAGGTGATCGCATGAGCAAAATAAAAGAATACCATCTAAAACTAGATGAAGAAGAGACTAGAGAAGAACGTAGAAAGGCTCTATTTGGTAGGTTTTTTGATAATCCTATGGTAAGCAAGGTACACCATAGTTTAAATAGAAAGAAGAGGGATTAAATGAAATATATATCTTATGGTATTGATGGTTTATGGCATGAATGGACAGATTTTAAAGAGATGTTAGAATATTACAAGGGACATCCTAAAGATAGATGGACTTGGTTTATAGAAAAGGAGAGTAAATAATGCCAATCGGAGGTGATATATCGCACAATAAATGCGATGAATGTAATTCGGCCCTAGTCTTTAACGAGTTTGGGGATGGTAGTAGTGATGAATCGCAGCTAGAAGAAGTATGCGAGGAATGTGAAAAGCATAGATTCATGTGTGATAATTGTGGAAATGGATTTAAAAGAGATGAAGTCGTAGTAACAGATGATTCTAGTTTATGCACAACACTATGCAATTAATAACAACTAATAAAACAAAAGAGGTATAAAATGAAACTATACAAAATAACTACTTGCAAAAAACTAATAGATGAGGGAGTTGAAAAAGAAACACTTTATTGGGATATTAATAGAATTTTAGAAGAAATTAATAGTGATAAGTCAAGTGAATGGCAAAACTATACCAAAAAAGATTGGAAAGAAGGTTGGACTCAGTTTTGCGAAGGAATATGGTATAATATAAACAAAACAGAAGAGGTATAAAATGCACAAAATAAGAAAAGTAGATGTAAATATTGTTGAAGTAGACACAAATTACAAACTCGGAGAGCAAATTATTAATTTAATGAATGATGATGATCACAATGGAAATAATGGCAAAGAATATTTATGGAAAGAGGCTAAAGGTTATAAATGCAATTTTGATTATATAAGCACTATAATAGATAAAAATGATGTAATTGATGAGGACGATGAGACAAGAATAAATATGGCACTAAGTGAATTAGTAGATAGAATAAAAATATATGATCAAAATTATTATGTCTTTGGTGAGAGTAACATATATCAAGTGGGCCAAAATTGGATAATAGCGTTGCCATTTGCTCATTTAAACTAAAACAAGAAAGGAAATGAGAGGTATAAAATGAAAATAAAAGTAAATCTTAATACTCACGCTGATGAGATAAGAGGAACTATAGAATTAGTCGAACAAGGTGAAATGGGTGATACAAGTTTGTATTATTTATTAAAAAATTGTGAGGGAGTTGGAGATACCACAATACAAAGATTGACTGAATTTTTTAAAGAAAATCGAGTAAAACTAATCGAATACGCTAGGACAGATATTTATTAACTAATACTTGTCTCCTCATAAGGCTACCTGGACTTCGCTATATGTTTAGGTAGCCTTTTTTATTTACGCTGCTTGGTGTTCTGCTACCACCCTCAACAAGTCATCAGCATCTTCATCCATACCTATTTCCTTAAAGAACTTAGCGTGTAGTTTTAAATGCTCATCCTCTGTCATCCTACCCTCTCTCATTTCTGCCATTGTATATTGAATCAGCTTAATAAAGCGATGCTGATTCTTTCTGTCCTCTGCAGTTAATTCGCCAGTAAACTCATCAAGTACCACAACATTCTGATGATTAAGTCGTATGTTGTTTAAGATGCCATACACAACCTTGAGTGGTGGTAAGTACCTCGTTCTACATTCGGCAATGATCTGTCCCCAACCTTCCTTCACTACTGCCTCATCATAGTTAGCTAAGGCATCTCTCCATTCCTTGCCGAGTAGCTGATTCTTCTCTATGCTGAATGTCTCAAATAAGCTGATAACATGCTCATTGGCCTTACTTCTCTCCATCAAATAACTCCTTATATGTATTTACTTTAGTGGGGGTTATTGTACCATTCTGTGCTTGGTACTCTATTGCATTTCTACACCAATTACGGAAAGCTGCTTTCTTATTCTTATAACGCTTTCCATGAGCAAGTTGATAATCTTTCCACTTCTCAAGTTCAGTCTCTAAGTCTAAAGTAGGATATTTATCACTTAGACCTTCAAGTATTACTTTAGGTTCAAGTGATACTTTAAGTGTTTCTTTAGTTAAAGGTTTTCCTTCTCTTACAATCTCATCCTTTCTAAAGCTAATCAAAGAAGAGTTATTCTCTAAGTAATAATTAGATATATAATCTCTTATAGTATCTTTATATATAGTATCTAAGTAATTAGATATATAAGATATTATATATTTATTATATATACTTAATATATTATAAAAAAACGAACTTCTATGCTTTAAGTCAAGGAATAAATCATCTATTTCCGATAATTCTTTAGAAACCATAGGTTTTAGATCAGTTTCTTCCATATTGCTTATTATTAGACTCTTTTTTGGTATCTTCATACTCACACCTTCCTTTTATGTTTTATTAGATTCTACACTATGTTTTGAGCCTTCTAAGGCTATTTCTGTATTGCAGTTCATACATACTTTGCGTTCCAATCCAAAAATTGGGAAGTCATCGTACTTTAAAACTATCTTTTTACTCTGAGTACAAGTTGTCCTACCATACTCATACGCTCTGTTACATGATTTGCAGTAGAAAAGATTAAATTCCTTTTTCCAATTACTTTTGTTTCTTTGATTTAATCTTTGCTGACTATGAGCATCTGTATTTTCTAAGATATAATCAATGATATGTGGTTCTTTCATACTATCTCTCTACATTCTCAATCAATATCGAATAGTGAGAGTGTTCTTCTTTATCGTTTGGTTTATGAATATGGTTTACAACACTTATCTGTAATTCATCACTGATTTGCCACTCCAAATGATCAAAAAAGTATTTAGGAAGATTGACGATATTCCCTGAACTTCCTCTCAGTTTAAATTCCTTATCTATGGTAGATGATTGTATGGGGGTTACACCCAATATTCCTTCTCTATTCATCCTCTAACTCCTTATCTAGTTTGTTAATATGTTCTTTTTCGTAAATGATGCCATATAGCAGCACCAAGTAATTAACTGCATCTAAGATCCTTCCTTCGATCTTCTCATCTGATGCCTCAACACCATGTAAAACATAGTATCTGATTGAATCCATGTGTTTTAATAGATAGACCAGGAGTACCCTTTCAGCACTAAGGCCCAATCGTTCACCTACTGATTCAAAGTTCTTGAATTTTTGTCCTGTTCCTACTGTATATTCTTCGCCTTTTGCCTTACTAACCTCTAGGCAATTTTGAAAGAACTTCTCTGCTATCATAAAAAATGTATCATTCTGCATAATTATTTACCCCACTTGTTAATGTTAATTTCTTCGATTGATAGGTTATCTAAACGCTCTTTGTGTTGAATGTAGTTCTTACCTACCTCTGCATCATCTATATCTACATAGCTTTTAAGAGGGTATTGTGTTTTACTATCCTTTATTTCAACCCATGCTCCTGTAAAGGTTCGATATTGCTTTACATTGTCTGTTGTTTTAACGATTACATACTTAGACATTTTTAATAAACTCCACTTCTACTGCGTAGACCATACCACCTTTAGTCCACTTGATTCTAAAATCATGCCAATTCTGAGCATGGTGGTTTATAGCAGTTGTAAACTCGTTACTTCTGCGATAAAGCTCATGCTTTGCTACTTCCTCTGGTGGAACTTCATCATGGGGGTAGCGTATGGCAATAGTACACACTAGTCTATCGTACTTAACTGCTTCGACCACGACCATAGTTTCGTTGTAGCTTTTCTAGTTGTAGCATCCTACTATATCCTGAACTACCTTTTTCAATAATTCCATCACGAAACAAACCTTGATAAAACTCAACAATACTCTTTAAGCTGCCGAGAGCTTTCTTTTTACTCTTTTCCATTTTTTAACCTCGTTATTTTATAGATTTCACCTCTATCTTCTTTAAATAGTACCCAGTCGCAAGTTCCTAGAGCTAACCACTTAGGGACACTACTTCTTACTTTACATTGTATCTTAGTCCCATCTGCAAGTATATCAACATCTTCCTTGCATCCTGGCAGACTAAGACCATTACTTCCATAGGCTCTTTCCACATCTTCATAACCCATGTCTTTCAATACTTTTACGCACTCGTATTCAAAACGATTGCCCTTTTGTTTACTTTTATTTGCCATTATCATACTCCCATATATAGATTGGTGTGTGGTCGCCTACATAAGATCCTGCAATATTGTAGTAAAAATGCTCTAAAGCATCTTCATCAGTCATATTATCATCTTGTAGGATTTTTAAGATCTTTTCTATGCTATATACCATCCTCTGCTTACTATCGATTCCGATAATAGCATCATCAAAGCCATCAGCTTTTAAGGTTTCATCTGGTTCAGCATATAAATCAACAAAGTCTTGTAAATTATTCAACAGGAAACTCCATATATTGATAGAAGAATCTTCGGTTCTTCTTTTGGTTATTCTTACTCGGTTTTAAGGCTAGGTTTATACTTGCCTCATTATCGTATGGTACATAGCAGACTATATCTTTTTCTGTGTAGTAAACTGCTACTATGTCTATAAGATCTTTTTTACGATACTTATGCAACCTTACTTCGATTGCAGTATCTGTTTTCATATCTGTAATTGTCTTTACTTGTACCCTTAAAAACTCTTTCTTCCTTCTTTCGACAATCAGGTCTACCCCTTGTTCATCAATAATAGGTTTATATACAGGGTATCTATAATTAGCAGTTAAATCTTTGATCACTGCTATTTCTCCAACATACCCCTTGTGGACAGTGTGTGTTACTTTTCCCATTCAACACCAATATGTCTTAGGTCATCGCTTTTAATTAAAGTAATAGCATCATTCCGACCTCTTCTCCTATAGAGTTTATATTGGGCAAGTAAAGGTTTATCGACAAACTCGTGTGCCACAAACCTCTGTACATAATCAATCAGGTTAGTGGGTCTAACAACGATCCAACTCTTTTTGGTCTCAAAAGCAATCATATCAGCATGAGAGTTATAAAGCCACCCTTCATCTGCTACACCTTTAACTTCTATCCAATGCCATTCATCTTGCACTTCTTCTCCTCTGCGAAGTGCTTTCATACCTTTGATTTCTATATTAGCAGAGATGTTGATGTCATAATGATGGTTCATATCATAGGCTGCACCAACTTTGATTCCTTTAAAGCCTAGATTTTCAATAAATGATTTAAATCGTATTTCGGTTTCAAGTCCATTTAAGACTTGTGTTTTGTTTAGCATAGATTCCTCGGTATGTGTTAAAAAGAAAGGGGGAGCCGAAACTCCCCCTGGTAGAGACTAATTAGAAAGGAAGTTCATCATCCTTTACTGAACTAGATTGAGCCTGTCCATCCTTTTGGAAAGGTTCATTAATGTTGCAACTAAGATAGGTCTCTCCTGCCTTAGTCTTGCTCACCCATCCTGCTCCTGATATCTCTCCTACACCATCAATTTCACCTGAGATATTATATACTGGTGATGTTTCTTTTTTTTCTTTACCAGTCCAATCAATCTTAAATAGATTAACTTTACCGATCTTTTTTGGTCTTACACCTGCAGCCATTATGCGGCCTCCTTTTCTGTTTTGTTATCTTGTTCTGTGATAATCGTATTACTTTTCAGTCTTTTATTGGTGATCATCACATTTTTGCTTTCTTTAAAACAAGAGTTGATACCTCTAGGTCTAGGTTTAGCATAGACAGGCTTTATAGGGCCATTCTGTGCATACCATAACTTTACCATAGCATCCCAATCTTGAGTTAAATCTTCTTCTACTAACTTGAGTTTGTACTTTGGCTTACCTCTCCAACTATTCATCACATAGAGTACACCCATAAAATCAATAGGATGGTCTGGAAATAAACCTTCCCATAGATTCTTATAAGCAGTAACCTGATATTTATGATTAGCGAACTTGTTGGATAATGTAGAACTATTTCTAAGGGTCTTAATATCAAGCAGTATTCTACCTGACATCCCTTCCTTTAAGTCTGTACATTTAGCCTCAGCAGGAGTTAGGTTATCTTCAACCTTTATCCTAGCTACCATATCAAGTGTCCCTGTGTAATCCCTCCTCGGATCAAATAAAGGTACTTCATTACCTTCTATCTGTATTGTATGGTCTAAGAAGAACTGATTACCAGACTCCATAAACTTTATCATAGGATTTGTCCACTCTCTTACTTCCTGCTTATCAGGGTCGAAGTATGGTTGGCTAAAATCAATATCAACACCCATTGTTAATTGCTCTAAGCATAGATGTATCTGTGTACCTTCAGTTGCAGCTTTATTAGCATAAGCCATTGCATCCTCATAACTAGGGTAAGATGCTAACCACTTATCAAAGCCAATACCCTTAGCCATGATTTGCTGAATAGTAGTAACACTAGGTAAGTGCTGACGACTTTCTTTCGTCCACTCCTGAGTCTTAAAATTCTCTTCTAAGTAGCTAAGGAGAGGTGTGTATGCTCTTCCAAATGGAAAATCAACTCTCTCGATAGGTGTAAGAGACTGAATGTTGGGGGGTTGATATGCTTGTTTTTTCTTTGTTGAACTTGCTCTTGGCATAATTGTCCTCTTTTCTTATTGTTTTGTAATGCACAATCCTTCCATTGTGCTTTTCAATTAGAACCTTTAGTTCTTCTTGAAAATCTTTTCTATTATCGTTATCAAATAGAATAGTAAAACTTGGTCTACTCATTATCTAATAACCTTACTTGTGTATCAGGTGCGATACGCTGATTGAACGCTCTTCTTACTTCCTTATTGCCTTCCCAATCTGTTTCCTCATAAGAGTCCCATCTTACAAGAATACTACCACTGCCAATATCTAAGATATGGCCCGTTCTCTTACCACATCTAAAATGATCGTTCTCTACTAATTCATTGATTGAAGTCGTACTGCCCACTTGAGGTCTTATATGCGAGGAGGCATTGGAGTTCATAGGGTAAGGCATAATCACGGAGTCCTTACTCTACTGTGGGCAGTAGTTCTTTCAGTAACAAATCTTTGAAACTCAGACTTGCTAATTAATTTTTTCTTATGTGATAAGTTTAATACACTGATCTCACCAGACTTTATCCAATTAGATATAGTTCTGTTAGAACTTCTTAGTAGTTCAGCTACCTCATTTATTGTGTAAAACTCGTTATCCATACCCGTATATTAGTGGTAAATAATGGTAAGAACAAGAAAATAATGTAAAATATTATAAAATTAAGTCTTTATACTGCTCAATATACTCTTCTTCAGATGCTTTACCTTGTGCAGAGTTATAATACTTCTTATAATAATGTGCTTGTCCTTCTAGGTCTTGAGGTACTTTTTTTGGTACTCGCCAATATTTAAGTCTACAGTGCATGATACCATAGGCAATGTTAGATTCCAACATATCACCTATTTCATCATCACTTGTTCCTATCATAGTAAACTTAAGGGGAACCATAGCAGCCGAAGCACACATTCTCGCCTTCGACTGCCTGTACTTGAGGTACGATTTAATATTGTCCTGAGCAGTCGCCACTTCAACCTGCCAGAAAGATTTAGCTATACCACTTCCAATCTGTCTGATATATCGATACTGAGATTCATATAAGCCAGTACCGAGTACGAGATCTTCAGCCTCTTCAGAGTACATACCCATGCGAGTAATCACTCTTTTAATTAACGACCTGTACTGTTGAGTCTGCTCAGGAATCATTACATAACCTTTTCGGTTGGTTCTTTTTTGACTTTAGGAGTCTTTTTGACATCCATTCCGTCACATACATAGTTCTTCTTCTTAGAAGATTTCTTTGATTTTTTACCGTAGTGCATACTAATATCCTTTCTTCTTTTTCTTTTTAGTTAAATTTCTTTTCAAAGCATTAAGAAGATTATATTTTTTCTTTTTCTTCTTCTTCATTAGAACTTCCAGACTAGTTTGCCAATAGCAACAATAACATCCATACATTCTTTGGCTATAGCTTGTTGCTCAGACTTTGATATTTTACCATCCTTTTTTGCATCATGGTACTTTTGAGCGACTTGCTTTACTTCAGTTACAAGAGGTTTATATTTAACTGCTACTAATGTCCCTGCTGCTCCTAATATGATAACAAGCATATACGCTGCATTACTTAAAGATAACCATTCCATTACTTTTTCTCCTTTATCATTTCTTTTACATTCATTAATTCTGTATGAATCACATCTAGTTTGTATTCAATTATTTCTTTGTCTGCTTTTAATTCAACCATCTTCTCTATGTGAGATATATCTGCCTTCATAAAACCAAAAGCCATTGCCATACTTCCTGCTAAAACAATAATAGTAATAATGTGTTCTAACGATATGGTCTTATTTAACTTCATGCCATCCTTACCTTTTTCGCAATAGACTTACTATACTTAGCGTATTGACTGCCCTTCTTACTTGCAGCTCTTTTCTTTCTATTAGTTGCTCTTTTCTGCGCATCAGTTAAACTGGTTCTAACAGACTTAGGTAAGTATCTACCTCTTTTAGACTTAGGCTTTTTCTTATCACCTTTACTAACATAGTCCCACTTCTGCTTTGACCATTTGGATAGCTTATTAGAAGAGCTTTTACTACCTCCGTATCTACCACCCATATCCTTATAATACTTCACTGCAAGTTGCATGGCCCTAGCTGAGTGCTTACCACCCATCTTAGCCTTAGCTCTAGCCTTTGCCCTTGCCCACTTTTTAGGATCTAATTTAGTTGCTGTAGCCATTACCACTTTACCTTATCTGCCCAGTAAGCAGCACTCATCTTACCTTTAGCTATATTTCTTCTATGTCTTGCTTTAAAACTTTTACGCTTCATCTTCATTCTAGTGGATTCACCTGCTTTAGGTTTACCTGCAGTAGATGCTCCCTGCTCTCCAAAACGAATTAGTTTTACCAGTGGGCCTTCTTTGGCCATTACAATATGAGACTTCTTTGGATGTCCTGGAGTCCTCTTTGGCTTATTGAAACCAGATATATTTAATCTCTTCATTGTAGCTCTTGCTCTTTTAACTCTTGATTCTGAAGCTGTCATTAGTTATCTCTTAACCTATCTAATTCTTTTTCTATGTAATCAATGCGCTGATTCTGCCTTATATCAGCAGGTATCTCTGCATCTTGATTCTCATACGCTTCATTCTCTATTCTTGTAATATGTTCTTCATTGATAGCTACCTGGTACTCTAAAAATGATATACGAGTATTTAATTGACCATAGCCATATACTAATGCACCAATAAATCCTACTGCTTGTATTATCATTGGTAGTGAAATACTTAAAGAGCTATTGTCTGATATTGGTTTAGTGTTTTCCATTTAATCTGCTTATTACACCTTTGATCTCTGATACTTGATTATCAAGGTCATTTATTTCTTTGGTAATATTATCAAATTTTCTATCGAGCTTATCATCTGATTGGTTCCATCTTCCTATTAGTTTAATGATCATGCCTTCCATATTCTCTAAGGTTTCAGATTGTCCTCTGTTCTCTGTCTTTAATGCCTGTAAAGCACCTGCTTGTTCATCTGCTCTTTGAGATTGCTTAAAGTATCCGTAAAAGAACGCTGCACATACAAGGCCCATTGCTCCATACTCAGCGTAATATCCCATAAATTCTTCCATTATATCTTCTTTATCATCTTTAATAGTTTTATATAATTCTTTAAATCTTTCATTATTTTCGTTTCTTTCTTTTTTTCCAACTCAGAGGATTTAGATTTAGCTCGGATTCGTACCACTTTAGTTGTTCCTGCATCTTTGCAATTTTAACTTCCTCTTCTGCTATATGTTTGGAAATAAGAGTTGCAATCTCTTCGTTAGCAAGTCCAATTCCTCGTTCAAGGTTTGTAATTCTTGTTTCAATACGATAGTATCCATAAATAAGACTAGCGATAAGAACAAACATTTGACCAAGCCACTTAATGTTAATAGATATAACAGCGTTGTCATCGACCACAGCTCCACGATAGCTCCTTGCTGTCTTAGGTTTCTGCCCTTCACTCACTTTTCTTTCTTACATCTTCCCAGTTATGATGTCTATAGCAATAGTTCTCACCAACAAGTATTCCACCTTGTGTAGTAGTTCTTTGATACCAATGCTGTAAACTATCCTGGTCTGTTATCACCATAAAATCTATATACAAAGTATCTTCAGGTGATATAGACCTACTATTACCACTACAAGCACTAAGAATAAATATTGTAAAGATTATTACTACAACTGATATTACAGTAATGAGATCTTTTCTATCTTCACTCAATTTCTGATGTCCACTCAGTGCCAGATAAAGTAGTCATTATCTGCGCATGAGAGAGTTTAGTGTATGATGAAAATACACTTGGGTCGTTATCAGGGTCATTATCACAAGCAAACTTTAGTAGTGCCTTACTACTGTCACCTGTTTCTCCGTTGTTTAACCTAAGTGTTGCGATACTACTTTGTATAGCATTGTCTATTAATGGATTTGAACCATCATCTTCAGTGGCAGCATCAATATCAGCTTTTGGGACGACCATGTATGCACGGTTTACCCATCTTCCTGAATAATCATCTGTCCATCTACTTGTTATTTCTTCACTCATAATTAATTCCTTTAAGGTGTTGTTGTTGTTCTATTTGAATCTTGCTTTGCATACCCATTAGGTTCTGCGTTTGGTGAACTTGTTAAATCTCCTGCATCAGCATTTTGTGGAGTTCCATGATTTGAATTACCAGACCTATCGTATATAGTACTTATTGAATCAGATAATCCTGTTGAGGCATCTAAGGCACTCATTGCCCAATAACCTTTTAAGTTATCTGAGTAGCTATCAAGTATATTACCATGTCTACCTAAATTGTAGATTGCACTAACTTCTGTTGCTGAAAGTATTTTATTAAATACTGATACCTGTGATATTTTACCATTAAACAAATAGTTTGAACCCGCATTTCTTGCACCTATTATTGTTTCATCTACTAAACCCCAATGCGTATCAGCAGAGTTAGTATCACTTATACCATTAATATATATAGTTTCAGTTTGACCACTTGATTTAGTTACTACAAGATGATACCATTGTCCTGTAGATAATACTGATGTTATTTTTGTAGAAGATGTGTTACCATTATTTGCAGTTGCATATATTTTTCCACCTTTACCACTCAAAAACCCACAAGTCATTCCATCAGATATAGATTTGTCACTCATAGAAAATATTATATTATGTCCCGCAACGCTATCAGCATTAAACCAACAAGAAAATGTAAAATTGCCACTTGTATCTATATCTCCGCAGTCAATGTATTGGTCACCACCATCCAAGTCTATAAAGTTATACGCAGAGTTTACTCCTGTAGCAAGAAAGGATTGGTCTGGCAGAACTGAGGAATAGACTAAATCAGCAGAGTCTTGGTTGGTCATTGTGCCGACATTGCCATTTACCTCTTTAAGAGATATATTATCTACTGAACCACTAAAATTACCATCTAATGAAGTAATCCATATAGAAGTATTAGCACCATTTGGTTTAAAATAAACAACTTCATCTGTACCTGTAGTTGTAGTGTTATAATCTATTACTACTGTATCACCACTACCCATTGCAAGAAATCTTAAACTTCCTGTGTTTGTTTGTACTCTTCTAAAGGATAATTTATAAGTTGTACTTGTGTCTAATGCTGTAAAAGATGCACTTTCTAAATAACTTGTACCACTTTGAGCAGAAGAATCAGATGTAGCCACTCCACTACCAATAGTCCACCCTGTGCCTTTTATCCAACTACTATCAGAATCAAAACTTCCATTAGTAACTAACTCCACTCCAAGAACAGGCTCATTTACATCTATGATGGCAGGGTAAGTGTCACTTAGGTCTGCTGATTGGAGAACTTCTTTGAGTGAATAAGTAAATGTTGCAGTATAAGAACCACCATTACTTTTTGTATTAAGAGCAATTTGACTACCATTACCAATAAAATACATAGTTGCAGTAGATGAGGCATCAAAAGTAGGTAAATCACCAGAACCCGATAAATTAATATATGGATTAAATGTGCCTGTTATACTAATAGGTGTAAATACAATTTTGTACACACTTCCACTTGTAGTGTTAAAATTTAAATTAGGTCTATATGCTTGTCCACCTGTACTATCACTACTTACAGTACTTGTAATTCCATCTTTTGATGTTGTAACTCCCGACACTCCTCCATCATACCAAGAACCACCAGATGCTAATTCTGCACCCAACTCTTCTCCTGTACTCTCAAATGCCCCCATGTCATAACCTGCAACCATTTGCTGTACTATGTCATCTGATGCACCATTTGTGATCGTACCATCGTTTGAGTTAGAACTTGAATCTGCTATGGTAGGATATGCCTTACTTGCGTCTGAACCCATTCTCCATAGTCCTACTAACCCTGTATCAGCACTTGGATTATGAGTAATACCTTTAGAGTATTGAGCATAGATTTCTTCTGCGGATTTGGCTACATTGTAAAGAGAAACTGAACTTATAGAACCTTCCCAATAATTACCTGTTCTATCCCATCCTATACCTATATCATGTGAGTTAGATGCCCCACTTGTTGTAGTTCCCGATGCCCATGCTACTGCACTACCATTAATATATAATTGATAAGCACTTCCACTATAAACTAAAGCATAGTGAAACCAACTTCCTGCACTAATAACACCTGTTGCAGTTTGACCAACAGCACTTCCATTGTAG